GAGTGTTTGCCGAGATATAGTATGTAGCATCTGCAGTCGAGTTAGAAATCCAGATGGTATTTCCGTTATTAATTGTGGCAGCGAGACCACCGAACAACAAACCATTCTTACGAAGATGACCGATAGAACAGTCAAGATCAGAGAATGATGGAGTTGCATCGATGATGAGCGCAGTCGAGTTAACGATCGAGGTAACATTTGCAACAAAGGCAATAGCATTAGTATTCGATGCAATGAAGATCTTATCATTTGCAGCAAAGTTTGCAGTGTTCTGAGCAGCAGCGTTTGTACCAAACTTGATTGTGGTGTTTGAAGACTGCACATTGATTCCGTTGGTATAGAAATCACCATTGGAGAAGTATACAGTTTCACCAGTCTCAAAAGAACCAAGATATGAGTTATAAACAAGATACTCAGAGTCATCATTGGTGAAGGTTGCAACCGAGTCAAGAGGAGAGAAGGTCAAACGATAAATGTTCAACTTCATGTCTTCCTGCTGATACGCAGACCAACCAGTGTCAATGGACGAGGTAAAGAACTTACCAAGGAAGCTGTTCTGGAATGTCTTAGAACCAGTTGTAACGTCAGGATCACCACCAAGAGCTGCAGTCCAAAGCGCATAGTTTGGATTGAAACCATCAGGAACGATAATGATGCAATACTCAGTGTCAGATTTCAAAAGAAGCGGTGCATCAAATACAACAGTTGTGGCAAGAGAAGCGTCCTCAGAAATAGCAACATCTGTTGAAGCCAAGTGCTTAGAACCGAATGGAACAACTTTTGTAGTTGGATAACCATTCTCCATAATGCGAACCTGAACAGTTACACCAAGAGCTGGATCTTTAGACTCGAAGAATGTGTCAATTGCAGAAATCCAGATACCGCCAATGTCTTGGTTACCAAGGCGTTCCTGAGGCATCTTCCAAGACTGAGCGCACGGATCTCCGGGAGGAGGAGATCCATCACACGCACAAGCACAGTCACAGTTACAGTCATTGACGACATACTTCTTGACGATATTTGTTGGATTTGCACCTGAAGAAGAAGAGGTAATAGCTTGAGTGTCAGTAACTGTTGCAGAGTAATTCTGGTTCTGAGTTGTCTGAAGTTCAATGTTATTCTTTGCGTAAGTCAAGTTCGTACCGAAGAAGGTAGAAGTTGCTGATGAAAGAAGAATATTATTCTGGGTTACAAGATCAGAAATATCAAGAACGCGGAACTTACGTTCACCAGTTCTGAACTTACCTGATGGAACAATGAATGAACCTGTAAGCGAACCAGAACCATCAGTAATCATTGGTGAACCAAGAGCCTGAACTGTGGTGTTACCTGCGATAATTGGACGACAATACTGCGAGATAGGAGTATCATCAAAATAAGTCCACATACGCTGATTTGGTTTCAAACCGTGAGCAGTGAAAAGAATCTGCTGAGGACGAATGAATGGCTGAAGTGAAACGTCGGTAACGTATGCACCAAGCTGATAAGTTGTGGTGTTTGCAGTAGATGCAGTTGCTACACCAGTACGCTGTTCATTGGTTGTGGTTGTGGTTGTCTGAGTACCACCACCAAAAATATAATCGGTTTCAGTAACCGAGATACCAGAAGTGTATTGACCAGTCAGAGCATAATACTGATCTGGAGTAAGTGTGGTTGTGCCAGTCAACTGACCGTTAGGACCGTAACCACCGACAACAGTTGTCGAAGAGGTCGAACCAGTTTCTTTCCAAGTTCCCCACTGAGTTGACCATGCAAGCTGTGGAGAATTGGCTGGAGTCTTCACGTTCATGAAGTTGGTGTAAGACTGAAGATTTACAATGACGTCTGGATTGATTGTAACGTCTGGGTTGTAATCGCCTTCAGGAGTAAGCGATACGCTTCCTGCCCAACGATATGATGTATCTTGGGATGGCGATCGAAGCTGAGTAGCAAATGCCTGGAATAAGTATGGTGCAGCAACTTTCTGATTTTGAAGAATAATCAAACGACCGTTGGTTGAAACCATAACAGTATTTGCAGGAGATGAATTTGCAAGTACAAGGTTGATGAGCTGCTGTGTGAAGACAGGACGTGCTTCAGTAGTATCAGCGTCAATAGCGATATTATACTTGGTGTTGGTTGTATCGCCAATCGAGTGATCGTTAAATGGATCAACCAAGATACCGTTCTTGAAGCGGTTATTACCAGTGTTGGATGGAATCAAAAGATTCTTTGTGGTCTGCTCAAGAGTATTGAGCGAAGACCAGTATTCAACCTGAGAAAGACGCTGATCAATCGATCCAATGTCTTTCATAGTATATCGACGATTCTTCATGTACTCGAAAGTGACAACCGAGTAGTATGAACCGGAGATACGAACGTCATCTTGTGTAAGAGATGGATAAGGCGGAATATTCATCAACGCAAGGTCGATACCATTCTGCACAGAAGCAGCTGGTGTTGGAGATTCAGAAGGTGTACCTGCAACTACAATCAATTCACCAGTTATAGACATACCAATTCTGTCACGGCGACCAAGATAGTAATGAACATCTGTAGAGAAGCTTGAGTCAAGCGCAGGAATGTACGCTGCTGAAGTGTTCAATGCAAGAGTATTTGCAGGATTGATTGTTGCGCCTGCAATGGTGTTTGAGTATGCTGCTGTATTTGAAGCATAGAAACGGAAGTCGATAGAGTTGCGGAAATTAAAGAATGTTCCGTCAGCTCGTGATCTATAACCACCAATAAATTGAGTGAAGATCGAGTTTGCAGTCAAACCTGTATCGTCTACAGGATACGATTCTACAGAGAAGAATCCTGCACCAGTTGAAGTCGATGGTTTATAGACTGAAAGCTGAACAAGCAAACGGTCTGCTGCAGTAAGCGCAATCTTTGGAGTGATGCTTGCAAGACCATAATACATATCGGTCTGACCAGAGTCAAATGTAAACGAAGCCTTAACATCTGGGTTGGTGTTTGCAAAAGTTGTACCACGATAAACAGCAGTGACCTGATAAATATCAGGAAGACCAAGGCAGTATGGACCAGTAGTGTTTGCAGTACAGTCAATCTTGACAAACACAGAAGTCATAAGCTGTTTAGATGCAGGAACGGCTGCTGTTCTACGAACATTGTAGTAGACAGTTGCGTTAAATGTATTAGTGAATCCCTTATTCAGTGCAATGGTTGCAGTGTTTGCTGGAGTACCAGAGATTGTGATCGACTCACCAGACTGAGATGCAATAGGAATTACCTGACCAACAGTGAAGTTTTGCCAGAATGCAGCATTCGCATAAGAGTTGGTGAATGCATTTGCAACTGTGATGAATGATGAGTTAACAGTCAGAATGCGTCGAGTCTGATAGTCTGTAGAGTTACCAACAGAAATCAAGTCACCAACAGAAAGCTTGTCGGTTGCTACGAAGTCAGAAGTCTGACCGATGTTGAATTGCACGTTAGAACCAACCGGTGTTACACGACCAGTAAGGTTTGCGGTGTTTGCGCCAGTGTCTACAATGATTAAGAAATCACGCTCAGAGACCGAGTCAAGAGCACCAAGACCATAAGGGAATTGATTAATACCACCAACACCAGAAGATGGAACTGTAAGTACACCTACGCCAGTGTTAGAGAATGCAATGGTCGAAGAAGTCTGAAAATCAAACTGGGTTACAGTGTTGTTTGAGTTGTTCTTCAGATTCTTGACAGCGGATGCAGCATCATTTGTAAGAGGATAGATAAGACGCTTAAGCGAGTTATCAAATAGAACAGTATTGTTGCTTGCATCAAGAATAGTATCACCAAATCCCTTCTTTGCAGAAGTGATAGTGTAAAGTGATCGAATGTCTTTGAAGTTATTGCCAGTATTCATTGTAATATCGAATAGATATACACGATACTGAGCAGTTGGAGTCTCTTGGGTTCCGTTGTCAAATTGGATAGAAAGAAGTTTTGCCTGACCAATTTCATTACCAGGTGCGGCAAGAGAGTCAATCGAGTTACCGATAGACTGGGCCACAGTTACTGCTTGAGCAGTTGCATCTCGAAGCGAAACAACGGCACCAGTAGTGAATGACCAGTGACCGGCAAATTCACCAACGTAGACATAGTTACCCATGGTAACTGTGAGAACTTGATTTGAAAGATATCGAAGATCAGTACCCTTGCGGATAGCACCTACAAGCTTACCTACAGTCTCAACGCGATAACCGTGAATGTATGCAAGACCGGGATCAATTTCAAGTCTTACACGTCCTGTGTCGATGACATTGTTTGCATCGTAGCGAGTAAGTGTTCGCATATTGAATGGGCTGATAACATAAGAACCAGATTCTTCATCGGTTCTACGAGCCAATTCTTTACCGAGCGTAGCATAATTTGGATCTGTGCTGATAAGAACAGGATTACCTTCTACAAACTTTACAAGAGAGAAAAAGTTATTTGAAGAACTTACCGATGAAGTATTCTGAACTGCAAGAGTAGGAGTGAGTTTAAGACGGTGTGCGCCAGGAGCTGCATAGTTTTCAGAACCTGCAGCATTATCAAGAAGAGATGAATCTTGTTCTGGTGTAATAATGTCTTCGTCAAGAACGAAACCCACAGATACGCCATCTGGAATGTTGGAGTACTTGGTAACAATGGTTTGCTGGGGTTCAACACCTACGAAGAAACCTTCAGAGAAGATGGTTCCTTCAGACACATTTACTGCAAACGAGAAACCGTTGTAATTTGAGTTACCAGAGACTGTAGTATTTGCAGTTGTCAACTGACCAATTACAGTGTTTGCAGCGGTTTTGAGTGTAAGAACTTGATCTGCACCAAAGAAACGAGTTACATTGTCATTTGCTGTTGTCAGATAGTTAATATAAAGAGTGTTGAGGTCTGGGGCAGCAGCAAGAGAACCAGAATCTACATCATAAATCTGTGCACGGAGACCGTTAGAAGACTCGACGTAATTGTTTACGAAATTTGAAATTGTGAAAGCAGAACCATTAGCCCAAGTATCACGAATCTTGATGTAATGAAGGGCCGAAGTGAAACCAAGTTCGCACTTCTCAACTACGGAACCATCGGTGAAAATGTGACGACCAAACTTCTCAATCTGATCTTGAAGGATTGACTGAGAAGTGTTAAGTTCCTGAACCTGGACTGGCACACCTGCACGATACTCAACTCTGTGGTGGTGGTTATTCGCCTTAAAGTTATCGTGATAAGGAGCTCGTGAAAGGTCAATCTTAGTTGCCAAAGGTCATTTCCTTAGAATTTTAGAACTAGACGTACCACTTCTTTTGAAGCAGCAGTCTTTGTAAACGGTACAATATTGTCAATATAGATAACTTCACCAGAATTCTTTACCAAGTTTGGATAAACTATAGTATTAGCGAATGCCACATCGGCGATTGCGCCTGAAGTGTTGCCGAATAGTCTGTAGTTTCCATTCTGGATTTTTCCAGTAGAGCCATAAAGTTTCAGAACAGGATAAACGCCTGTAATAGTTGCACCCTTGCTAAGGTTATTTATGAATGTATCTGCGGTTCTTATAGCACCAGATACATTAGTCAGCTTTAGATACGTAGAATTTGCCGCAATAACTGTAGCAGTAGCGCCAGTATTGTTGTCTGTAAAGGAATTTCCAAGAGAGAATGTACCATTAGCAGATGCAAAAGAGACGTCTAAATCGCCAGAACTGTCAAAAACGTAACCATAAGCATTGGAGATTTCCTGGGTTACCTGCTCGTAAAGTGAGAACGGAGCAGTATTGGATGAAAGTGTAACACGAGAAGTCTGGTTAAAATACTGACCGTAACCAGAAGTCTGATCAATATTGCCATTAGCAATAGAAATTCCAACAACTTTAGCATGCGCGTTAATAGTTGGATCAGATACTGAGAATCCATTCGAGAATCTGCCTACTGCAGACGTTAACTTTAGTGAGGTATTGCTGATTACTTGTTCAAGAATACCAGTTGCAAGTGTGTTGCTCTGAATGATGGACTCTGTATTTGACAAGATAGCAAACTGAACTGTGTTTGCTATACGAGTGTTCGCAGTTGCAGCTGAGGTAAGACCTCTAATGTTATCGCCTGCAGTGTTAGCCAAGAAAGTACCTTGTGAGTTCTTGACTTCAATAAAGGTTGAATTTGCAACTACAATTATACCTGCAGCATTTGAAGTCGGCTGGAGAATAATTTCATCAACAACAAAAGTACCAATTGTCGATGAAAGAGTTAATTTAGTATAAGTGGTGTTGCTAACAGTCAAGATAACATCGTCAAATTCGGGATTTTTAATGATACCAAGACGGCGATATGTTCCTGAAGATCCAAGACGATATGAATCATTGATAAAGGTGTCGAATTGAGTAGACACACAAAGATAACGAGCACCAAGATCAAGCAAAGTGTTCGCGCCGTGACCGTCCACTGGACCAACAATTGGAACAATAGTCGCGCCTGCACCATACAAAGAATTTGCTACAATAGTTGCATTTGACCAAGTGTAGTTAGATCCACCATCAATCATCTGAATAGAAGAAATGCCATAAGAAGAATGGGAAGAGGTGTTTACAATTGCATATGCCGAAGCATTAGAACCATCACCAGTTATGCTTACTGCAGGTCCAATTCTGTATTGAGTCTGTCCATTCGGAATAGAGTGGGAAGAAACAATGACAAGATTACCTGAAGGTGATGTAGAAATAGTGTCAGCAGAGAATGCAAGCTGTCCAGAGAAAAATGTTCGAGCATCAGACTTTACGGTGACCGACGGGAATGATAGAATATCTACTATCTTCGACTTCTGCGAAGATGAAGAACCAGAGATATAGAAAGTGTTACTGAATACACCGTTAACATCTGACACGATAAGTGTAGACGAGTTAGCATATGCAACAATACCGTTTGCACCTTGATTGACGTTGTTCACGTCTACCATAGTTACAGACTCACCCGGAATATAATCAGCTGAGATTGAGTTATTGGAATAAGTAACCTGAATACCAGAGAAATTGACGTGAGTAATTGTTCCGATATTCTGATTTACAGTAAGTGAGTTTGGCTTGAATGCGTTTGGAACTTTAACGTGAGAATTAGCAGTCAAAGTCTGATTGAAAGCAGTGTTAACGGTTAAAAAGACGTTGTTAACAACTGAAGAAACTCGACGAATATTGTAAGCAGTGTTTGAACCAACGCGAATGTAATCACCTACTATATAACCATTTGCAGTGTCAGTGAATGTGGTTCCGATACCAACTACATTTGCACTTCCAGTGGTAATATAAGCATTACCTGGCTTTGTGGTGCCTGCTGTAATAGTGTTATAGATAGGCAAATCAAGGGAGAAACCAACAGCAGAAACAGCACGCTGTACTGTAAGAACAGAGCTGTTTGCTCCAATTACAGTACCAACTGCACCAGTATCAGACTGTGAGACCGAATCGCCGATGTTAAAATAACCATTCTTATAAAGAATCGATACAGAATCATACTGCTGGAACAGCGTCTGACCAACAAGAATAGAACCTGCAGTGTTTGCAATCTGTGCAGTAATGTAACCATCAAGAGGATGATCTACATAGACAAGTCTGTTAAGACCGTCATAATGTTTGACGTTACGAAGTTGATTAGCGCCTGGACCTGAATAGAAGTAAATTGCAGAATTTGTGTAGATATTATCAACTGTCGATGCAGACTGAGCAAGTTCTACCACACCTGTATTAACATAGTTAGCCAGGTAGTCAACATTGATTGCTGTGTACTGTTGACCCGGTTGATCTACGCGAATGTAGTCAAGTGCACCAGGTGAAGCAGAAGATTCAACTGAAGTGTTTGGAAGAACAACAAGATAGTTGTTAGAGCTGAACTTTGACTGAGAAGTAGAGTCGATAGTAAACATATACTTCCAGATGTATCCATCCGAAGTCGAGAACACACCTGAAGTAGATGCTAGAATTGGCTTGATGGTCGAAGGACCACCTTCTGCATTGAAGATGCACTTAAAGACTTTGTTTTCATCAGTGAAGACATAGAAGTTTGCATTGTTAAACAGTTCACCATCTGTCTGATCGTAGGCGTCATAGACAGTATTTGCAACCCAGTTGTTGCGGACAATCATAGGCTTTACGTCAGTAGACTGTACGAGTTTGCCATAAACTAAATCGCCGAAGATTGACTGTTCGTACTGGATGAGCGAATTATTGGCGACTGGAGGTGCGGCATCGTTTGGCCAAGGATACGGTCGGCCAACAAAGGTATAAAATGAGTTCTGTGGGTTGTTGATTGAGTTTTGGAAGAGACTCATCAAATCTACAGAATGTTTAATTGTGATAATTGCCAAAATAACCTACCAGAGATATGCGTGTATAGTATTTATGATTGGGTCAGCGAAGATTCTTCTAGAATTGATGCTTCGGAGACGTCAGAAGTCTTCTTAAAGGTCCCAAACATAGCAAAACCAGCAGGGTGGATAAGATCTTTGACATAGTTTTTATAAGTATCCAGCATTCTGCTTGCCTGAATATCATACGAGAACCGCTGCCAGTAATACGAATCTTGAATGTACATCGTGTCTGAAGGGAAAGACTTACGATTCTTCCAATATCCGGCAGATACACCATGCTGAGAAATAACAGAGTCAGCAGTGATTGCCTGATTATTTGTAGCATCAGTAAGTTCTAGAGTCTCATCTGGCTGGTATCCGAAACCTGAATCCAAAATCTTTATCGAAGTAACAACACCAGTTGCATCGCCTGCTGTTGCAGTCACAATAGCATTGTTACCTTTTGTTCCACCACTTCCGTCATCTATTGCAAGAATAGCTATTGATGGTTCCACAACAGTGACTTTAGGCGGAAGAACATAGTCGTTACCAGGATTGATGGCGGTAATATATCGAATGGTTCCAATTTCAAGTGACTGGTACGTTAGAGACGCGCCAATGATGGTATCAAGATTTTCGATATCAGGAATAGAAATAGCTGGGAAGCCCCAGTTTGTTAAACGAGTAACAACCGACGTTGTTCCCGTCGCCGCCGAGGACTGTCCTGTGAGTGTAACGCCTGGGTAAGGATATCCAGCGAGGTATCCAACTGTAGTAGAGAGGACTCCACCGCTTCCAGCTGCTGTATTGATGACTGGAGTTGGGGTAGATGTGTAATTTGTACCGAAGCATCGGACGTCTGCT